TTAATACTAATGCTCCAATAACATATTCTTCTAGTTCAAAATTCATAGCTCAGGATATAAGTCTGTACTACTTTTTCGTAGCTGACTTTTCTTTCTTTTGTTTTTAAATCTTTCACAATAGTCTATTATTTCTTTTGTATTTTTTAAGTTGGCCTGTTTCCAGTTGTATAGAATTTTGTCAATGTACTTTATTGAACGTTGATTACTAGTGCTTGCTTCTTTTATTGCAAGTTTAATAATTTCAACATCATATTCCCATGTTCTTACAACTTCAATCTCCATAGGACTTAAAAGCTTTCCAAATTCTTCTTGTAAATAATCGAAAACAGTTTTACCATCTATAGTCTCTATATTATTACTATTATTACTACTATTCTTTTCTATACTGGGTTGCCAGTTGGTTGCCAGTTGGTTGCCAACTGCTTCATCATCAGTTTTCTGATATACTTTATCAACTATTTTTAACTTGTTTCTTTCCTCAACATACATTGTTGGATTGTACCTATCTCTTCGTATAGTGTTATGTATAAACCAATGAGTGATAACAAAAATACCTTTATCACATGGAATCACATAATTTTTTGCTACTAATACTTTTAGATCATCATTTGAGCAGCCATTTAACTTCATTATTTTCATAGGTGAATCAATAAATCCATCATCATCACCTCTCATACAAAAGTCATAGTATAAGAGTCGTGCAGACATAGGCATACTCAAAAATTCATCTGTGTTAATAATATTAGTATTCATCATTCTTTTAACAGCCATAATCTACCTCATACTTGATAAAATAAAGGTTTTGTGGTATATTATGGTTGTCAGTTTTGACAAAGAGAGCTTTTACTTGGTCGTTGAGTTCTCTTTTCTTTTTATTCTTTTTCATTAAACCACTCCTCCATTACTTGATATCCAGCTTCTAATATGAATATTGCTGCAAAATCTACAAACAATCCAAAATATGTTAAACAATAAAATTGACCTGTAAATAAAGGAATAATTCCCCAAACAAGTAAATCATGTAACAAAGTAAATCCTGCAAGAATCACACTAGCTAAAACAAATATGTTAAAAAAATTAATCTTTATTTTTTTCTTTACTTTTTTATTCATTTTTCATCACCACCTTTCACATATTAAATATTTCTTTAAAAGTTTCTGTTCTTATTTTTCTTGGTCTTTGATTTTCAATAATAAATAAATTCTTATCTTTTTCTATTTGTAATCCTTTATCAATAACTCCCAAAGCTTTTTCATAAGAACAATTCAAAATTCTTTTTATCATAGAGGCATTTAAATATAATTCTGTTTTAAGAATTTCTTTTGGTTCTCTATGATCTAAACTATCTCTAGCAGCCATATTTAATCACCTCTCACATTTTTTGTACGGTTTTCGTACATTGTAGGTAAAAAAATATCATCAATTTTCTTATGCAAATAATCAGCAATAATAAACATTTCTGAACTTTTAAAATCAACTTTTCCATTCAACTTATTTCCAAATTGTTTTTCAGAAATACCAATAATACTTGCTAATTCTTTACTAGTAATATGAAGTCTTTTCATTTCTAAGATAAGTTTTTCTTGCATTGTTTACCACCTTTCTGTCTTATTGACAATTTAAATATAGTACCATTTTCGTACAATGTCAATATTTTTTTGTAAATTTATTAACTTTTTGTTCCATTTTCGTAAATTAAGTGTTATACTCTTAGTGAAAGGAGAGGTTATGGAAATAAATAAATATGTTGGGGAACGGATAAAAGAATTACGACAGAAAAAAAATGTAACACAACAAGAATTAGGAGAATATCTAGAAACTACATCACAAACAATTTCAAGATATGAAAATGGAATTTTAGAACCAAATCATAATATATTATATAAGTTGGCTGACTTCTTTTCAGTTTCTATAAATTATTTTTTCCCTGAAATAAAGTTTGACAATGCAGAATTAGTTGATAATGATTTAAGTATTGAAATGATACCTGTTTATGGGACAATAAAAGCAGGAATACCAATTGAAAGCCAAACAGATATTATTGACTATATAGATATACCAAAATCATGGGCTAAGAATGGAAAGAAATACTATGGATTAAAAATTAGTGGTGATTCAATGTTTCCTAAATATCAGGATAAGGATATAGTAATTTTTGAACAAAATGAAGACATTGAACAATACAAAAACAAAGATGTTGCTGTAATGATTAACGGAACTGAATCAACATTTAAGAAAATATTAATAAATGATCAAGGAATAGTATTAGTTCCATACAATAATGATTATGAGATGATGATGTTTACAAAAGAACAGGTTGAACAATTACCTATCAAAGTTGTTGGAATTGCACGAGAAAAAAGGACTAAGATAGAATGATAATAAGGAGTTATAGAGAATGTATATAATATATTATTTATTATTATTTTGTGATGTTGCTTTATTAATATCTAGCATAATAGAATTAAATGTTACTTATATCATTATTTCATCAATAGCTTTTATATTTATATTAATAAATATCATATCATTTAAAAGACAAATAAAAGAATCTGCTAAATTGGAAATGACATATTTTGATTTAATAAAAAAAATATCAAAAGATTTTAAAGAACAAAACTTTGACGAAATATATAAAACATTAAGAAAATTAAGAAAAACTGAATGGTATAAGATGATTGATAAACAATATTCAAGCGATTCTTCAACAAATATGAATCAATTTTATGATATAGATAAATACAAAATTGATGAATTTGAATAAAAAAAGACCTCGTGTACCAGACGAGATCAAAAATATAGAAATATAAACCCTACAGTTTACTTGTTTTTCTATACTCTAATTTTAATATAAATCATTATAATTGTAAAGAAAGAAGGTGATTAAAATAGCAGTTTATAAAGGTACACCTACTAAAGATGGTAGAACTTGGTATTTCAGAGTATATAAAAAGGATCCATTTGGAAAAAATCATCAATACTCTTCAGATAAATATAAAACAAAGACGGAAGCAAAAGAACAAGAAGCTTTATTTATATTAAAAAGAGATAATCCTATACATAAATATTTTATTCTTGTTGCAAAAGATTATTTTAAATGGTTATCAGAAACTAGAAAAGAATCAACAGTATATACCTATAAAAATGATTATAAATGCCATATAGAGCCATTTTTTCAAAATATGTATATTGATTCAATAACTGTACAAAACATACGAGATTGGGCCGAATATGTATCAAAAAAGAATATATCCGTTAAATATAAGAATAAACTCTATGGTATATTAAAAGGAATATTTGATTTTGGTATAAGAAATTATGGTTTAACTTCTAATCCTGTTAGTCTTTATGGAAGATTTCAGGTAAAAAATGAAGATGTAGTTAAAGATAAAAACAAATTAAGATATATAACATATGAAGATTTCAATAAATATATATCAGTTATTGATGATATAACCTGGAAAACATTTTTTATTTTCCTATACTATACAGGTATGAGAAAAGGAGAAGTTCAAGCATTAAGAATAAAAGATATAGATTTTTCTAAAAACGAAATAATTGTTGATAAAACATTATCAGTACATACAGATAAGAACTATAAGATTACTAATACTAAAAACAAATTAAATAGAGTTGTAAAAATGAGTAATGTTTTAATAAATCAACTTAATGAATATTTAAATTATTTAAAAAATAAATATTCTGATTATAACGAAAATTGGTTTTTATTTGGTTGTACAAGATTCCTACCACAGACAACTATAGATAGATACAAAAAATATTATTTTAAAAAATATAATGATGAACATAAAGATAAAATACAAGAAATAACAATACATGAATTTAGACATTCACACGTTAGTTTGTTAGTTAATGAATATCTAAAAAAATGTAATGAAACTAGATCTAAAATAGATACTTTTAAATTCTTCGTTATGACAGGAAACAGACTAGGACATACAGTTGAAATTATGCAAAAAGTATATCTAGTACTATTCCCAACGGTTCAAGATGAAGTAATTGATTTATTAAATAATTTATAAAAATAAGACTTAAATAAGACTTAAAAAAAGAAAAACCATTGATAAACAATGGTTAATAGTCTATTGGTGACGAGTACGGAATTAAATTAATAGTTAAGATATAGTTTGTTAATGTAGTATTTATACCAATTAGAACAATTAATTAAATTGTATTTGATACAGTTTTTGAATTTTTAAGTAATATTTAAGACTTCAAATGAAAGGATTAAATATGAATAATTGTATTAATTTAAAAATTAAATTAAATAGAAAACTATATTGTAAAAAGAGAAAGAAGATTATAACTATAGATGATTGTAAGTTATGTAAATATAAAGAATATAAAAATATTCAGCAAAAGAAAATAAAGCAAAGAACTTATAAACAAGCTAAGAAAGAAAAAAATAGATATAGTATTATATATAAGGATATGAATAAATGCTGCGTAGAAGGTTGTGAAACACCATATTATAAAGTAGAATCAAACGAAGTTTTTGAAGGCTCATTCAGAAATAGATCTATTTTAAATGGAGCAATATGTCCTCTGTGTAAAAATCATCACAATTTATTTCATAATAATATAATATTTAATTTAGAATATAAATTATTATTCCAACAATTATATGTTGAAAGCAAATCATTAGAATGGTTTATAAAAACATTCGGACAGGATTATACCGTTAAATACAATAAGATAGCGAAAAGTGGCAATTACATAAAATAATTTGCCACTTCTTTTTCTTTTACTTCTATTTTTTCATCACAGTCAAGTATTGCATAATACTTCTTTTTCTTTTTTTGAATTAAGATTACTTTATAATCAGTATCATATATTTCATTAATTTTAGTAATCTCTTCATCATTTAATCTTCTTGTTTGGTACATTATAATCGCTCCTTTCAGGCGATATAATATAACAATATAAATATATATGCAAACTGCCAATTTTTAAAATTCAGAGTGATTTTAGGAGCAAAATTTGTAAATATTGCCTCTAAAATGCAATTTTCGTGCAAAAATGAGTCTTAAAATGCAAATTTGCACAATTTTTAAAAATTTTTGTGCAAAAAAAAAGAGCAAAGATTACTCTTCACTCTTTCTAGTCTTTTATCTCTATTAATGGACCACAATCACATCTGAATTGTACACCATCAGCTTCGATTATTGCTACTCCATTTGGAGTATATTTTGTTGGCAATTCAATATCTATTACAGTAAAGACTTTATCACACATTACATATTCTCCTGGTTCTAAATCAGAACTATTATAATCTGCTCTATCTTTATCAGGTTTACATTCTCCTAATGGACCTGATGGAATCCAATCATCATTTCCTATTGGCTTTCCATAACACATATCATATATCCCAACTGCTCCATTTGGATATTTATCATTTTTCAAAATTATTTCATCAATTTTAAAAACACCATTAATCATTACCTTAGATCCTTTTTCTAAAATTTGGTCAGGACCAACAGGTAAATCAGGATTACCTCCATCATTTATTTTATTTGCTTGTTCTACAATATAATCCATTTTGCTTAAAAGATAGGCACCAGGACAACTTGTAGAAGTGTACATAGAATGCCATGTAACATTCTTCCCTTTAACAAGTTTTCCCATACCATTTCTTTTAGCAATATCAGCAACCAATCTAATCAATGAATTAAGAGCATAATCTGTTACACTAGAATCACTTAAATTAGCAGTTTCAATACTTGCAGATCTACAATTTGATGGCCAATTAGAATTACACCATGCAATATCGTCTTCATCAACATAACAAGCAATTCTTCCATCTGAGCCTATACCATAATTGCTAGAACCATTTCTACCAACTTTTTTCCATATATTTCCTAGTGATTCAATTGTAATGTCTCCACAAATATAATGAATACATATTTCAGATATTTTATCGTGTCCCCATGCTTTTCTATTCTTTGTATAATTTCCTTCATAAGCAGGAATAAATTTACATGCTAACGGAGAATATCCCATTATTCTTCATCTCCTTTACCTTTACAATTTTCTAATTCTTTTTTCATTTCTTCTGTTAATTCAACTTCTTCAGTTTCTTTAGGTTCTTCAATAACTGTCATACTTAATCATCTCCTTTTATTAACTTATTTAAATTGTGAACAATATCGTATGTTCCTCCAGCAATTAATCCTGATAGAGCAATTGCTACTTTAAAATCTTTTGTAATAATAAATTCAATCAATGCAACAATTAAGCCTACAAATAAATTTTGAATAGGTATAATTTTGTTTGATAACTTAGGATTCTTTTTTGAAATAATTCCTAAAACAAATGTAACTAATATTGTTACTAGACTAACAATGTATTCTAATTCCATATGAATACCTCCTATTTATTAATTAAAAATTCTTGAAGCTCTTCCTGAGCTTTCTCTAATTTGTCATGAGAATTACCATTTATTTCATGACTGACTAATGCTAAGACAGAATTACATAAAACTTTTGTAAATGATTCTTGTCCTTCCGAATCGTCTTCTAATTTTTTTATTCTTCTTTCATGATTTTGTAAAGTTATTTCATGTTTAGTTATTTTGCTTCCTTTTTTCCAATTCAAGATTAGATTAATTGCACCACCAACAACAGAGATAGCACCACATAAAGCAAGTAATACTACAAAGAAGTTTTTGATACTATCAAATGTCATATAATATCCTCACCTTCTATTATTTTTCTTACTTCTTCTCTCCAAATTGGTGGAACTTGATCTATTCTTTTTTTACCTTCTCTTACTAATTTCACATAAAACTGTACCATTATAGCAACCCTCCTAAAAACTCACCAATGTCATTTAAAGCAGTTATTACCTGTTCTTCAAATGTTGGTTCTGTATTATCATAATCAATCCAACTTAATGGATTTGCTGCAATCATTTCTTCTGTTATTTCTTCAGAATTTACAATAAATTCATTTTCATTGTAAACAAAAAGAACCTCTTCGGTTCCTTCTTCAGATTCTCTATGATCTTCTCTAATAAAATCTCTAATAAAAACAACTGCACGTCCATCATTCTGCAGTTGATATAGATAAGGTTCCTGTTGTGTTGGGAACTCTGCTATTCTTTGCTTCATTTGATATTACCTCCTTCGCTACTCTTATAGAGCGATTCATTTTTACTTTCTTTTTATATTTATAACTATTGGTATATTTAAAATAACCATAATAAGAGGCTAATGCTTGAGCTTCTTTTAATGTCATTGTATCTTTCCCTTTAACTTTACTAAATAACCTATTTGCAGGTTTAAATATTCTTTTTCTTATTGTAGTATGATCTGAATATATTTTATATCCCATCATATCTATTGGCCTGCTATCTATAGGAAATAATTGATAATCCAATTTTAATTTTAAATAAAAGAATTTACTAAGATACTTTTCAAGCTCAATTGCAGCCTTTTTGACGTGTTTTTTGTTACTTCCGATAAGAATTATATCGTCCATATAAAACAAGGTATGATGTATTAAATTATACCTTTTTCCACGTCTTATTAGATATAACATTTCAGTAACATAATGATAAGGATAAGACATTATGTAATTAGCCATATATTGACAAAAATATGAACCAATACATAATCCTACTTCTCCGTATGTATCAATTAATGTATATGCTAAATAAAGTATGTCTTTATTTTTAATATCTCTTTTTAATAATCTTTTAGCAATCGAATGATTAACACTTGGATAAAATTGTTTAACATCAGCCTTAAAAAACCACTTGCATTTTTTAGGATTAGTTCTTATCCATGTCTCAATTGCTTGTTTTCCGAATAATTGGCCTTTTCTTGGAAGACTGGCACATTGATAATGACCAATCTTAGCATTAAACATATCTTTTAAAGCATTTACAACAACATAATCATAACATTGTTGTTTCATACTAGCAGAGCCGATTATACGTGTTTTTTTAGATCCTTTATCAATTATAGTGTTATAATTAATCTTCTTTAATCTAATTGATCTATTTTTTATTTCTAAAAACATTTCATGAGCTGCATAATTAACTATAGGATAAAGTTTTTCTTTATCATTAATAGCATAATTATATAGCCTATATGCAATAGTTTTAATATTAGATATCTCTTGAAAATTATGAAGATATTCCCACTTCATTAAATATTCTGCAAGAAAAAAGATAGTCTTTTTTTCTTTCCATCTTGACTTTCTCGTAGGTGAACCACCTAAACAATCAAAGAGACAATTTCTAACAAATTCCTCTGATAACTCAAAATTCTTTAAATATCGTTTCATAATATAACCTCTCAAGATATCAGGGGCTTTCGGACTTTACTACTAACCCCACATTATATCCATTAACATATAACGTCTCTAATCGTTCTCTTGATGTGCTTTGTAGAACTTTCAAGTTGGTGTTTCAATCTTAAATTTTAGCTATGCTAAATGAGATAGATTTACATCTATGTCCTTCTTAGGTACGGCCCTGAAAATTTAACTCATATTAATTATATCTTGAGGTACGAGCGAGGATATTCCAATTACCATTTGATATTCCATTATTCGTATTGAGACAGGACAAGCCAGCATTACCATTATTATTCAGATTGCCGAGCCACAAGCAAAAAACCTCTTTTTCGGGTCCTCATTTAATATTATAGCATACTTTTAATTAATTAGGGGGGAGTCCCCTCTTGGCAAGGCCAATTCACCCCCTTACACCATTTGTTGAGAGACGAGCGAGGATATACCAATAACCAGTAGATATACCAAAATACGTATA